CCAGCGGCTACAACAACGGCATACCAAACGTCTGCCCGTGATGGCGTTGAGCAAGATGCAAACGGCAACTGGGTTGAGAAGTATGTCGCCCGTGATATGTTCGCTGACACGACTGAGACTGATAACGATGGCAACGTGGTTACAACTACTAAGGCACAGCATGAGGCTGCGTATCAGGCTGGTCTTGATGCCAGTGTGGCTGAAAGCAACCGCACCAAGCGTAACACGCTGCTGGCTGATACTGATTACTTTGCGTTGACTGATGTAACTATGGATGCGGCGATGACAACATATCGTCAGGCGCTGCGTGACATTACTGCGCACGCTGACTGGCCCAATTTGTCCGATAGTGACTGGCCGACTAAGCCGTAAGGGGAGAAGGCAGATGCCGTTAATCCCCCTCAAACTGCCAGCAGGACAGTATCGCAACGGCACTGATCTCATGTCACAGGGCCGCTGGCGGGACATCAACTTAGTCCGCTGGCACGAGGATGCACTGCGTCCCGTTGGCGGTTGGCGTCAGCGCACATCTGTTGACCTTAACGGCGTTGCCAGGTCTATGGTGGCTTGGGAAGAGAACGATGGCACACGCCAGATTGCCGCCGGAACGTACAACAATTTGTATGTTATCAACGCAATTGGCACAACAACCGAAATAACGCCAGCTGGCCTCACCTCTGGCCGGATAGACGCAAGCATAAATACGGCATACGGCGGCGGCTATTACGGCAGCGAAGAATACGGCTTGCCACGCGCTGACACCGAAACCATCCTTCCGGCTACAACGTGGTCTCTTGAGAACTGGGGCGAATACCTGCTGGCCATGTCGCGAGACGATGGCAAGTTGTACGAGTGGCAAGGTAACGTGGCAACTGATGCTGCGTTAATCTCAAACGCCCCAACAAGCTGCACGGGCATGATGGTGACGGAGGAGCGTTTCGTCGTGTGCTTTGGCGCTGGCGGCGATCCTCGCAGGGTGCAGTGGTCAGACCGCGAAGACAACACAACTTGGACGCCCGCAGCTACAAACGAAGCTGGCGACATAAACTTGCAAACCAACGGCGTTATCCTCGCCGGGCTACGCACACGCGGCCAGGCGCTCTTGCTGACTACGGAAGACGCTCACAGCCTGACGTACCAAGGACCGCCATTCGTGTATGGAGTGGAGCGTGTTGGCACTTCATGCGGCCTAATAGCGGCCCGTGCGGCGGCTTCTGTTGACAACGGCGTGATCTGGATGGGTTTGCGTGGGTTTTTCGTTTACTCCGGCGGCAGGGTGCAGAGCATCCCGTGTGACGTGGCTGACTATGTATTCAGCGACATCAACAAGGATCAGCGGTCAAAAGTTTCTTGCGTGGTCAACAGCGCGTGGAACGAAATCTGGTGGTTCTACCCAAGCGCAGACAGCCTTGAGTGCAATCGCTACGTTGCTTATGACTTTGTTGAAAACATCTGGATCACAGGCGAGATGGATCGCACCGCTGGTGTTGATCGCGGCGTATTCCGCTATCCAATGTTCATTGCAAGCGATGGTGAGCTATATGAGCATGAAGTCGGCTACAACTACGGCTCAAGTACGCCATACGCTGAAACCGGGCCGATCTCCATTGGCGCTGGCGACAACCTTATGAATGTGGTCGAGCTTATCCCAGACGAGAAAACGCAGGGCGATGTATCCGCCACGTTCAAGACGCGCTTTTACCCCAACGGCGCTGAAAGCGAATACGGGCCTTTCAACATGAGCAACCCGACATCTGTTCGCTTCCAAGGCCGTCAGGTGCGGATGCGGGTTGAGGGCAGCGTTGCAACTGATTGGCGTGTTGGCATCATGCGGCTTGATGCGCGGCAGGGTGGGCGTCGATGAGAGTGGTTCCGCCGATCACAGTGGACTTATCGGCGTGGGCGGAAAACCTGCGCCGTTATCTTGGCAGGGCTTTAAACCAGCTAGACGCCAAGGATGCGTCCGTTTCGGCGGCGGAAGATGGCGTTTTACTCTGGGATCGGATTAACGGCTACCCAGTGGTCTCCAAGGATGGCGAGTGGCGTCAGATTGTGCTTGAGGATGGCCAGTATGCTGGCGGCGCCACAACAGATCAGACTGCTGCATCTATCAACACAGCCTACGCTTTGACGTACACATCAAGCATTGCTGATGGCATTACAAACGGCACACCAGCCTCACGCTTGGTGTTTGAGGAAGCTGGACAGTATATGGTCAGCTTTTCGGCGCAAATTGCGTCCACATCCAGTTCAACTGTAAACTTCTGGTTTTGGCCCCGCGTCAACGGCACGGACGTTGCTGGCTCAACCATGAAGAACGCACTGCATCAAAACGGTTCTGTTCTTGTTGTCAGCAGGTCAGCGATATTTGAATTTGCCGCCGGAGATTACTTGGAAGCGATGTGGGCTGTTGACAGCACCAGCGGATTTCTTGATGCAACTGCGGCAACGGCGTTTGCACCCGCAGCACCAGCTTCCACGATTGCGATAACGAGGTTGCACGGCTAGGGGTGTCAATATGCGCAAAATGTGGTATAAATGTTTAAACCGTTCGGAGTAATAAAATGGGCATTATGGATTTTTTATTTGGCTCACCTACGCAAACAGGCCAACTTGATCCGCGAATAGAAGCGGCGAGAAACTTTTTGCTTGAACAAGCTATGCAGCAATCCAGCGCAGGGCCAGTAAATGTTCCTCAATATCAAGCGGTTGCTCCGGCAGCAATGTATAGCGGCACAAATGATCTTCTTAGCTCTCTTGGCTTGGGAACGGTTGCACCTCCATCAATGCCCACAGTAAATGTTGGCGGAGTTGAGGCTTATAGTAGCCAGCCATTCCAGGAGCAGATAGAAACTGCCTATGGAGAACAGTATCCCGGTCAATATGAATTTTTAAGGTCGTTTTATAGAGACCCTGTTACTGGAGAACCCGGCACTCGATCATATGGCTATGTTGATCCAAATGCTCCTGTGACTATGCCCGGTGGAGGTGGGGGAAACCAATATAATAATAGCGACTCTGACGGCACTGCTGCTGCATTGCAAAGGCATTACGAGTTATTTCCAGAAACTGCTCCGGGTGCAAGCACATACGGTTATGTGAACAACGATGGTTTTATTGACGCCCCTGCTCCTTCTTCTGGATTTATGTCAGGCGGCGGCGCTGATGGGGTGGGCAATTTTGGCGCTGTTGGAGATTTCTTTGGAGGTATCGGCAATGCGCTCGGTATTACTGACTATAAATTGTGATGAAAGGTTGTTCCAATGATCGGTTCAAATGTATTTGGGCAAGCCCAGCAGTATCAAGCCCAAGCGGGTGATATTTACGGTGGTTTAGGAAGTTTCAGCCCAACAAATATGCAAGCCGCACAAGCTGGTCCGGCACAGTCAATGCAAGCAGTACAATACGGTCCTGCAAATTTAATGGCTGCTACGCAACTTGGGCAAGCCGAAAGGATGCAAGGTGTCGGTGCTGTTCAGTCGGCGCAAGCGCCGGGTCAAATTGCTGTTAACCAGCTTGCTTCAACCAACCTTGACCCATATATGAGTCCCTATACGCAAAATGTGATTGAGCAGGGTCAGGCTGATATTGAACGCCAGCGTCAACTTGCATCAAACCAATTGGGCGCACAGGCACAATCTGCTGGTGCTTTTGGTGGTTCCCGCCAAGCGGTGCAAGAAGGTGTCCTTGCTGGTGAGGCTTTGCGTCAAGCTGGTCAACTGTCTGCGCAACAACGGCAACAAGCGTTCACTCAAGCACTTCAATCCGGACAGTTCGACATTGGCAACGTGCAACAGGCGCGAACACTTGCGTCTGGTCAAGAATTTCAAGCAAGCCAAGCTGCACAACAAGCTCGTGAAGCTGCGGCGGCGCGTGAGCAAGCGGCTCGTTCTGGCAATATGCAGGCTGCTAATCAATTTGCTGTTCAGCAAGCTCAATTTGAACAACAAGCAAACCAGCTAAACCAAGCGGCTCAAAACCAGTTTGCTATTCAACAAGCTCAGGCCGAGCAACAAGCGCGTCAGTTGAACCAAGCTGCCACAAATCAGTTTACTCTAAGTCAGGCGGGGCGAAATCAAGCGGCAAATCAAGCCAATTATCAAGGCCAATTCCAAGCAGCAGGAGTCCAATCTGGTGCGGCTGGCGGTATGCGTGGTCTTGGATCAACTATGTTTGGTCAAGGTATAACAGGACTGCAACAGCAACAAGCGGCAGCGGCGAGAGCGCAAGCTGCACAACAAGCAATGCTGGATGCTGGGCGTCAACAAACATTAGCAAACCTTGGCTATCCCGCGCAAGCATTGCAAGCCGGGGCTGGTACGCTGACGATGCTTCCACGGGCAACAGTAACTGAAGGCGGGACGCCCGGCGTATTCGGAACTTTAGCAACTTTCAGTGGCCTTCCTGGCATTGGATAAATAAATGGAATTAACGCAACGAGACCTA